ATGTAGATTCAACATACACAGATGCTACAGACGTACCTTTTAGATTTGTACCTTGTATGGTTTCTGGTCTAGCTTTTTATTTAGCACAAAAATTTAATCCACAATTAGTACAGCAAACAAAATTATTATATGAAGATGAATTAGCTAGAGCTTTAGCAGAAGACGGTTCTGCATCAAGCACTCACATAACACCAAAAGTTTATTACCCAGGAGCATAATGGCAAAAACAGCATCAGGAAAACACGCTAAAGCAATTTCAGATAGATCCGGTATGGAATTTCCATATAATGAAATGATTGCAGAATGGAATGGATCTTTTGTGCATGTATCTGAGTTTGAACCAAAACAACCACAACTAGAACCTAAATCACGTGGAGGAGATGGGATAGCTTTACCTGGCCAGATTAGACCAGATAGAAAAGAATTTGCAACCCCAACAGCTTTAATAGATGATCCTTTTTTAACTTCTACATCTTTAACTTCGGTTTTAGTAAGCACTTCAAAAGATAGTAAAGGAATTGATACTAACCCTTTTCAAACAAGTGATGCTATTAGATTTACAAAAGTAAAATCTTCTTCAGGTAATGTTGTTCCAAGTATTTTTGAATTAGAAACTACATTAAATGAAACTTTAAGTGCTACAGATACTACTATAACTTTATCTGATGCTACTAACTTTCCAACTAGCGGATTTATTGTAATTGAAAAAGTTTTAACTTCTAGTGATACATCAAATACCTTATTACAAGGAACTATTGCAGATGAAACAATACAATATACAGGTAAATCTGGTAATAATTTAACAGGTTGTACAAGAGGAACAGCAGCACCTATTGAAGGAGCTACACCAAATGTTACAACAGCAAGAGTACATAATTCAGGTGCAAAAGTTTTTGGATCGTATATAATAACAAGAACAACAAGTTCGGTTACAAATAATGGAATATCTATATCTTATAGTTTTTCTTTTAGTTTTAGCTTAGCTTCATCGGCAACAACAGGCGGAACAGGTGGAGGCGATTTTGTTTTCGCAGGACCTGTAAACCAAAGAGGATAATATGGCAGGAATTAGTTACTCAGATTTAAGAACACAGATTAGAAACTACACAGAAGTCACTAGCACCGTGCTGACAGATGCTGTTATTGAGAATATAGTTTTAAATGCAGAGTATAGAATATATAGAGATGCACCTATTGATGCAGATAGAAAAATAGCTCAAGATAATTTAGTGGCAAACCAAGAACATGCAAATGTGCCAGCAGGGGCTTTAGTTATAAGAGCAGTTGAAGTTGCTGATTCTACAGCAGCTTTTAATAATCCAATATTTTTAGAAAAAAGAGATGTAACGTTCTTAGATGAATTTAATGGTGCACGTGCTACAGGAAGACCTAAATATTATGCTATGAAAGGTGGAGCAACAGGTAACACAAACACAACTTCAGGAGCAATATTATTATCTCCAATACCAAATGCTACATACGTATTTAAATTTCATTACAATGCTATACCAGCTAAGTTAGAAGCTTCTAGCAACGAGACAAATTTCATTAGTTTAAATTTCCCTAATGGTTTACTATATGCTGCTTTAGTTGAAGCATATGGGTATTTAAAAGGACCAATGGATATGTTACAACTATACGAAGGAAAATATAAACAAGAAGTTGAGAAATTTGGAGGAGAACAGTTAGGTCAGAGACGTAGAGATGACTACACTGATGGAACAATCAGAATACCTGTAAACTCTCCATCACCTTAGGAATTAAATTATGGCATCAACATTTACAACACTCGGTTTAGAACTAATGGCAACTGGCGAAAACGCTGGTACATGGGGAACAAAGACTAATACTAATTTAAGCATGGTTCAATCAGCAATTGCTGGTTACGTAGAAAAATCTATTGCAGGTGGTGCAGCAACTACAGCTTTAACAATTACTGACGGTAATAATACTGAATCTACATCGATTGCTAGACAAGCAGTTATAAAATTAACTGGAACAATATCAGGTAATCAAATTGTAACAGTTCCAGATTCTGTAGAAAAATTATATATAGTTGTTAATGGTACATCTGGAGGACACACAGTACAATTTAAAACAGTTTCAGGGTCAGGTATAACTTTCTCTACAACAAATAAAGGAACTAAATTTTTCTTTTCTGATGGTACAAATATTAATGAGATTATCTCATCTGAACTTCCAGCAGATAACGTTTCTCTCGGAGATGCAGCATCTAGTTTTGCAACATCATCCGGTGCAGTATTAATTGATTCACAAGCAAGTACAGCTACAGTTGACGGACACACAGGTGTTACAATTCAATCAACTAGTTCTGGAAACATAACTTTAGATTCTGTTGCAGATATAGTTTTAGACGCTGCAGGAAATGATTGGAGCTTTAAAGCAGGTGGTACAGAAGTTTTAAAAATTACTAATTCATCAAGTGATGTAATTATTAAACCTATTGTCGATGCTAAAGATATTATTTTTCAACAAAGAGATGGAACAGAAGTTGCAAGAATCGAAGACAACGCAACCTTTAATGTTTCATCGGCAGGTAAATTTGCGTATGCTGGTGTAGCAGTTACATCAACAGCGGCAGAATTAAATTTAGTAGATGGTATTACAGCAGGAACTGTTTCAGCTTCATTAGCAGTTATAGCAGATTCAAATAAAGATATTACAGGTTTTAGAAATTTAACTACAACAGGTAATGCAATTGTAGGTGGAGACCTTACAATATCTGGTGATGATCTTACCATGGCAACAAACACTGCAGGTCATTTATTAATTGCAGACGGAACAAATTTTAATCCTGTTGCAGTTACAAGTCTATCAGCAATTTCAACTATTGCAGGGGATGATACTTTTTTAGCAGTAGATACTTCAGGTGGTGGTCTTAAAAAAGTTGCAAGATCCGTTGTTGTAGCTGGATTAGCAACTTCATCAGCTTTAACAGAAATAGTTCAAGATACTTCTCCTCAATTAGGTGGTAACTTAGATACTAACTCACAAAATATTTTAATAGATGATGCACACTTTATTGGTGATGAAAGTGGTAATGAACAAATTATATTTCAAACAACAGGTTCAGCAGTAAACCAATTTGATGTTACAAACGCTGCATCAGGAAGTGGACCACAATTATCAGCAACTGGTAGTGACTCTAATATTGATTTAAATATATTACCTAAAGGTACAGGACACGTAACTGTTGTAGGTAATACTAATTCAGGTACCATTCAATTTAATTGTGAATCTAATTCACATGGTCAAATAATTAGAGCTCAACCTCATTCAGCTAGTGCAACAAACATTATGTTACTACCTGAAGGTGCTGACTCTACATTAGTATCTTTAGTTTCAGCAGATACTTTAACAAACAAAACTTTAACTGCACCAAAAATAGCAGATGGTGGATTTATTGCAGATGCTAACGGAAATCAATTAATTGTATTTCAAACAACTGGCTCTGCGGTTAATGAATTAGAAATTACTAACAATGCTGCTGGAAGCAATCCTATTTTAGCAGCTACTGGTGGAGACACAAACATTGGTATTGCTTTAACACCTAAAGGAACTGGTGAAATTGTTATAGGTGCTGCAAATCTTAATTATGCTGGAACAGCTGTTACTTCAACTGGTGCTGAATTAAATTTAGTAGATGGTATTACAGCAGGAACAGTATCTGCCTCATTAGCAGTTATCGCAGACTCAAATAAAGATATTTCAGGATTTAGAAATGTAACTTTAACCGGTGAAGTAGATGCAGCAACAGGAGATTTTTCTGGTGCTGTTGATATTGCAGGCCAACTTACAGTTGCTGACGGATCAGCAGGTGCTCCTGCGATTAGTAATACAGGAGATGCTAACACAGGTTTATTATTTAGTGCTGCCGATACACTAGCTTTTTCAGCTGGAGGTACAGCACAATTTACAATGGCAGATGGAGGAATTATACCTGTTACAACTAATGATGTAGACTTAGGTACAGCTTCTTTACAATTTAAAAACGTTTTTGTAGATGGTACAACGTTTACTGATGCATTAGGTTTCGGTACAGTAGTAATGACACTACCAACTGCTGATGGTGATGCAAATCAAATTTTAACAACAGACGGTTCTGGCACATTAGCTTTTGTAGATAACTCTGGTGGTACTGATTGGCAAGCTGTTAAAACAGGAAACTTTACAGCAGCCGCTGGGCAAGGTGTATTTGCAAATACAACATCAGCTGCTTTTACAGTTACACTTCCTGCCGGATCTATTGGAGATGAAATTTCAATTATAGATTACGCAGGTACATTTGATTCTAATGCTTTAACCGTTGCTGCTAATGGTTCAGAAAAAATTAACGCATCTACAGACGATTTAACAATAAGCGTTGAACGAGCAGCTTTGACATTAGTTTTTACAGACGGAACTCAAGGTTGGCTAGTTAGAGGGTAATAACCAATGACAGCATTTAAAACAATTAAAGGTGTACCAGTAAAAACAATATCAGGTGATAG